NTCATTATCAATAGCCTGCCCCCGTATCGTTTGATGGGGAATAGCAGCCTGATAGTTTCAAGCCAGCCGATGGTTTTGGATAGTTCGGTGAGTTTCATGTTATTTTTGCTGTGTAAATATTACAACCTACCTCTAAATATTCCCGGCCTTCTTTTGAAAGGAAAGTGAGCCCGCATCTATAACAATAATAAAAATACTCTTGCCAAGAGCCATGGTCTTTTATAAGCACCCGCCAACCGTGACTTATTTCAGGATTTAATGGTTTATGGCAGATTGTGCATTTCATAATTAATATTTAATCTTCCCAGTTCTTATTGCTTCCTGCCTTACCTTTTCACCTAATATTAATTCTTTTAATCTATATTCTGTCGCTTCTTTTGTTATCTGTTTTAGTTTTTCCTCTGGTAGAGAGGGAATCTTAACTTTAATATTTGGCTTATTATCATTCTCTATTTTCTCAAATTCCCCAGTTGCCATATTGTAATTATATTCGACATCTTTTCTTGGTAACAGGGGATCTACACGAATATATATATTATGATTTACCTTACCGTCTCGACCTATTAAATGAAGACTAATATCAAGGGGAGCCCGAAGGCGTCTTAAAACCAGAAGAAGTCCAAATAAAATAACAAGCCAAATAATTTCTATTTCTATCATTTTTTCTCCATTCTCAACCTCTCAAGCCCTCATTGCTGAGGGGTAAGTTCGGGGGTTAAATTTCAAGGATACCCGAATCCTCTATTATTTCACACCACACTTTGGCAATAGGCCGGGGCTTCCAATATTTATATAATTGCTTTAACCAAGCCAAGATGTGTTTTTCCCCATATTTAGCTCTCGCTATTAATTCTTTTGTTCTCATTTCCTCCTCCTCTGTCTATCTCTAAATATTCTCCTTATGGCTTCCTTTAATTTCCATGTGCGAAGTTTCCAAGTGACGATACCAGTTACATAGCCAGAAATAAAACCGCAAGCACAAATGATTATTAGTTTAAATATAATAGGCAATGTGAAAATAATTGCAGGTTTTATATTTTCTATTTCTTTTAATAATTCTACTTCCATCCTATATTTAAACAAAATCAACAAGTCTAATTATACCTATTAGCTAATTTCTTCTTCGCCTTTTTTATCTTTTCCTTAATCCAGGCTGGCGTTGGTTCAGGGGGGTTCTCTTTATTTCTTTTGCGAGTTTTAGCGGCCCTTTTTGCCCTTTCACTTCTTAAAGTTTTTTCATGTTGCTCCAAATCAATACCAGCCCTCTTAGCAAGTAATCTGATAGCCTGATCAACCGTGCACCCATTTGGATCAACTGAAATATCTTCCGAACAATAACATTCACCATGATCGGCAACTCTTATTTTCACCGTTACAATGTCTTTATCGACATTATCGTCAAAATAGTATTTGCACTCAAGATACCTAGTTCCCGTTTTAGCCCAATATTCATCCACCATATAGCCGATAGCCTCGGCCCTTTTTATTATTTTATCAGTTATTCTTTCTAAATCCATCTTCTCCGCCTTTTCTTATTCCCCCCAATTTCTGAACCCATTATATAATGCGTTTTACGCATTGTCAAGTAAAAACTGGCATTGCCATAAAGTTTCTTTGAATTTAAAAACCTTTATATTTCATATATATATAGAATTACGGCTAAATAATATCAAATATATCTAAATTAACTATTGACAAGCGATTTTAAGCCTTTATAATATAAGCTATGAAGATACCAATTAATAGACGGGTAGTTGTTAGATTAAGGATTGAGGCCGCAGATAAAATAAAACAATACCGGCTTGATGAATCCTTATCTATAATGGAAATGGTGAACAGGCTCGCTGATAATAAATGCCGAATATCCCGGCAGTCGATCCACGATTGGGAATCCGGGAAGAGTATTCCGACATTCAGGATGATTCAAAAGATAGGGAATGCGTTGGAGAGGGAGTTTATTTAATTGGACTGGATAAAACTCTGGATTGACGAAACACTTTTTGGGACTACCTCAAAAGAGTTATCTTATGAAATAAGGGGTGTGTGGTTTCAATTACTTACTCTGGCCGGTAAAAAACCTTGTTATGGACAGATATGTATAGCGGAGAATTTACCTTATTCCAACGAACAACTATCTACGCTTCTTAATGTCCCTATAAAAATATTAGAGAAAGCTTTAAAGACTTGTCAGGAAGTTGATAAAATAAAAATTAACAAAACTGGTATTATTGAGATAGTGAATTGGGGTCGATATCAAAGCCAAGCAGGATATATGCAGACTTATAGAAAAAAACAAGAAATAATTGAAAGTAAAAAAGGAAGTGTAAGATAAAATGTAAGACCTATAAGATGTAAGAGTAGTAGAATGTAAGAGACAGACCAGACCAGAATAAGACTAAGATATAGATAAGATCGATGATCTTAGATCTTCTCCTATATTAAGATATTATGGAAGAGTATAGAAATAAACAAAAGGCCCAAAGGCCCCTTGTTTTTTTACAACAAAAATTCTTAAAAGAAACCGGGGAAAAACTGCCAAGGTGGGTAGTAAAAAACTTGATTAAGAAATATGGGTTTCAAAGAGTTATCGATCATATTAAAGAATTTGATTTTTCCGATGCTAAAAACCCAATAGGATGTTTAACGGCAGCTATAAAAAATAATTGGAAAGCGTTAAGGAGACCTGAATATTTAGAAAAGTATAAGGTAGAGAAAAAAGAGCAGTTAAGGGAAGCTGAAAATTTAAGGTTAGATAGGAGTAAAACCTACGGGCGAGAATATTATGAGAATGAACGGCGAAGGGAATTAAGAAGCCAGGCGGAATTAATAAAAAGGAAAAGTTGATGACTAAGGCCCAACAGTATAGAAAAACCTATTATGAAAAGTTAATCTTTAAGTTTAAAAACCTTAAAACTGATGAAGTAGTTACTGAATGTTATAAGGGAAATAAGCATGAAGATGTTGCGGAGAAATTTAATATACCAATAGGGTTAGTTCATTATTTAAAGCAAAAATGGGATCGGGAGAATCTTTACGGGCAACATATAGGAGGGGGGAAGTGATGGAAATAAAACAGAATAAAAACATCTTTGAGATAATGGCGGAAGTTTGGAAGGGAGTTGAAGATGTAGCTGAAGATGTTTTGGTATGGTTAGATGAAAAATATGATGAAAGGGGTCGCCGTAGGCAGGAAGTAGATAATTTGAAGGGGAAGATGAAGTGAAAGAGTGCTGGGCAAAAGATTGCCAAGTTAAGGTAGATAATATATTTGGGTTATGTTATGACCATTTATTTATATCTTTGGGGGGTAAAAATGGATATAGTTAATTCTTACCATGATCCTAAATTATATATGATGCTTATTATTAATGGGTTTCTTAATTTTCTGGTGCATATAGCAAAAGTGGATTTAAGTGAAATTTGTTTAAGCATCGAAAATAATATTGAAATCGTTACGGTTGATGGGGAGGATGTCTGGCGTGTGAGTCCCCATCTTTTTTCTTTCCTTCCCTATAGAGTAAAGGAGGAGAAATGAATTGGAATAATCCCTGGGATAAGCCGCCGATAACTCCACCTCCGAGTGAGGGGATGCCGATTTATAGAGAAAGTTTATTTGAGAAGATTTTTTTGAGCGTAGGATGGGTTTTATTTGGCATTCTCATATTATCGTTAATTTGCACTATTATAGTGTTAGTTTATAAAATCTATCATAATTACTTTTTCCTTGACAAACCATTTTCCCATGCCTTATAATCTGAGGTATGCCTGCCAAGAAGAAAAAACCTTCCGGAAAGAAGCCTACTAAACCTACACCTAAAAAGACAGCGAGAGATATTAAGCTTGAGAATTATAAAAAGGCAATAACTGCCAGCGGTGGTTTTATAACCAAAGCAGCAGAGATATTAGGCATAACCCATCCATCCGTTAGTGGATACATCAAAGCCCATCCTGAACTACAAGAGCTAATCCGATCTATCAATGAGAAACACCTTGACTTTGCCGAAGCCCAGCTATTAACCCTCATTAAAGAAAAGGACAAAGCTGCTATATTTTTCTACCTTAAATGTAAAGGGAAGGAACGAGGATATATCGAGAGAGCGGAATATGATATAAAGACACCTGGCGATCCCGTCAAAGTTTTACTGGACGATGTTGGAAAGCGGATAGAAAGCAATCCCGACTTAAAGGAACGGCTTGAAAAGGAAACTGACGATAAATGACAAAGGCCCAACTTGCCTATCTTGCCCGCAACTACCTTTGGGCTTTTCCCATATTAACTTCGGGAAATAAAAATCCAAGACATGTTAAATATATTGCAACCCGGATTCAGGCAGCTATTGAACGAGCCCCAAGTTGTAGGAAAAAACAACTGATAATTATATCAGGTCCGCCCCGGCATGGTAAAAGTGAAATAGTAAGCATTCATACACCACCGTGGGTATTAGGTAACTATCCCAAGAAAAGAATCATTATGGCTTCATACGCAGCCAGCCTTAGTCAAAAACATTCAGCACAAGGTAGAGATTTATTTGAGGAATGGGGGCCTAAACTTTGGAATCAACATCCCAGCCCAAGAGTATTTAGCCGGGAATCATGGGATACTGCTCAGGGTGGTGGTGTAAAGGCTGGTGGTATTCATACCGGGGCCACTGGATTCGGGGCCGATTTATTCCTTATTGACGATTATCATTCCGAGCCGAAAGAAGCTGAATCACAATTACAGAGAGATGATGTCTGGGATTGGTGGGAAGGTGTAGCTGCTACCCGATTGCATCCGAGGGCTGTCACGGTTATATTCGCCGCTCGCTGGCATGACGATGATATGATAGGCAGACAGCTTAAACAAATAGAGGAGAAAGGCGATAATTTTCCTTTTATCGTAGAGGTGATTAAGCTACCAGCTATTGCAGGGGAAAATGATATTTTAGGCCGTGAGCCCGGTGACGCTCTCTGGCGATGGTGGTCTGATGAAGAGGATTTAAGCTATACAAAGGATATCGTTGGCCCCTATACCTGGAGTTCCTTATTTCAAGGAGAGCCGGTTCCCCGTGGTGGCACATTATTCAAAAGAGATAACTTCCGCTATTGGTATGTTGACGGGCCGACCGGGGACTTTATTTGCGTGCGTAAAGACAAGCCTGATATTAGGATTAACAAGAATGAGCCGTTAAAACTACATGCCTATATCGATCCCGCTATAGAGGAGAAAAAAACTTCTTGCCCGACCGGTATGGCCGCTTGGGGTTATTCTCAAAGGCATAGAGTCTGGATATTGTTTGATATTCGTGTTGAACAAATAGAACATACTAAAATTGCCTATGCTGCGTTGACCTTTGCATTTAAAAATAAGTGCGCTAAGATAGGCTGTGAGAACGAAAAGCTTGGTAAGGTAATGGTCAAACAATCTGCCGGTGATGATGAAATAGGTGGGATTAAAATTCCTTTCGTTGAAGTGGCTATTGGTAAGCTTGACAAATATGCCAGGGCAACCCCTATGGCAAACTATATGGAGAATGAACGGGTATTCTTTAAACGAGGTGCGCCCTGGCTGGCGAATTATGAAACATGGCTTGTTGACTTTCCCCGTGGTAAAGTTAAGGAAGCCGCAGATATAACCTCAATGGCAGATGAGATGGAAACCAAGATGAGTGTTGCTGAGGCTCTGAGGGGGAGGAGGAATTGATGAGTAATAGAAAATATATGATTATCAACTTGATTATGTGGATATAGTAGCGATAGGTTCTACTGTAAGTTTAATATTACACCTGATAGGATAGGGAGGACATAATGGATAAACAAGAGAGCAATTATAGAAAAGCCTGGTCTCGATGGGATGCTCTTTACAATGCCTTGACTGGATGGGGCAGTAGGGCAGACCCGTTAATGCAGACAACGTTTCAACCGGGGACTTTATTTAATCAAACTCAGCTTGAGAATTTTTATCGTTATGATTGGTTAATCCGCCGTGTAATGGAAGTTATCCCCGGTGACGCAGTTAGGCAGGGTATAAACATGAAGACGGAAGATGAGGAAATAATCACAAAGATTGACGATAAGCTGAATGATTTAGACGCATGGGAAAAGCTAAAGGAAGCTATGCAATGGGCCCGACTCTATGGCGGTGCGGTGGTTGTTATCGGTGCTATGGGGGGAGGGAAAGTTTACGAAGAACTTGACGAAGATACTATTAGCGGAATTGAATTTCTAAATGTCATGGATCGTTGGCAGTTGACGGTTAAAGATAGATATACCGATCCGCTATCCCCGAAGTATGGCAAACCGGCAACCTATACCTTGCAGCCTATCATTCACGGCTCAACCGGATTTAAGGATAAGGTGCAGAATATGTTCAGACATGGCACAGTTATCCATGAGACTCGGTTGCTCCGTTTTGATGGGGCTAAACTTCCCGACTTGGTAAGGCAGTCAAATCAGGGCTGGTCAGATCCTCTCATGGTAGGCATTAACGAAACCTTTAAGCAATATGGGACGACTGTCAAGGCAGGTTCAATCTTGATGATTGATTTCATTACTAAGGTGCTGAAAATACCTAACTTGGCAGAGTTGATTGCGAACAGTGATTGGACTACTATACGGACCCGGATTCAATATGCAATGGCGGGTATGTCGAACATGGGACTTACCTTGATTGGTAATGAGGAGGAGTATGAGAAAGTTCAAAACCGGGTGACAGGTGTTGTGGATATGGTGGACAAATACATTGAGATAATGTCTGCCGCAACAGATATACCCCGGTCACGGCTTTTTGGTCAGCAACTCGGTAAGCTGGCTGGGGCTACTGAAACAACACGGGCCTATTACGATATTGTTCAGGATTATCAAAAGGATAATCTCAAAAAGCCGGTAAATAGGTTGCTCAACTTATTGCTGAAAGATCCTAATATTAATCCATCTAAGAAGACCCCGGAAGGCTGGGGCTGGGATTTCAATTCATTATGGCAACATGATCCCAAGACACAGGCAGAGACCCGGAAGTTACAAGCAGAGACAGACGAAATATATGTTATGATTCAGGCATTAACCCCACCGGAAGTTGCTATTAGCCGTTTTGGTAGTGGCGAATGGAGTCCAGAAACAACGATTGATATAGAAGCACATCAAGCTATGAAGGAAGCCCCGAAGCCTGAGCCGGAAGAAGATTGAGAACCCCTGAGCAATGATAGAGGGCAGGCGGGGGATAAGCTTTTCTCTAACATCATCAAGGGTAGGTTCTAAGAGATCAATAATATCCCGGTAATAAGCCCGTTCAATAGCGGAGGGATGTAATTG